CGCGCTCGGCATCGGCAGCGCGAACGGCTTGCGCGTCGACGTGGCCCGCGCCCGAAAGAAACTGAAGGCCGTCTCGTATGCGTTCGACGCCGCCGTTGCGCGCATCGACAGCGAAATTTTCCCGCTAGCCGTCGAACGCCTCGCCGGGATGGTCAACGCGGGGGTCCCAGAAGCCGTCTTCCGCACGCTCGCCGGACGCGCGGGCGGGCTCCAGCCGCCACGCGCCGACGCCGCGCCGCCCCCGCTCATGCAAACCACGCTCAACGTCCAATTCAGTTTGCCCCCGGGCATCGACGTGGCGAGCCGCCCCACGATTGCGCTTGGGTCCGTCGTGGGCGCGCCGCGCGCGCTGCTCGCCGCGCCCGTGATGGAGACACCCAATGCCACCGTATAAAGCCGTCGTCTCCGACGCACAGCGCCGGAAACTCTTTGCGCTGGCCGGAGAAGGCAAGCTCTCACTGGCCGAGGCGCGGGGAAAAGCACGCGCCGCCAAGGGGCGCGACTTACCCGAACACGTCGGATCCGCGCGTCCCTCCATGCGCGCGCTCCACGCGCACAGTCACCGATAATCCAGCATGGCTAAGGGCGCCATCGTCTCCGCGAACGCGACGGGGTCCGTCGATCTCCTCTACAACCCCTATCAGCAAGCCTTTCTCGAAGCGAAACGCGCACGCCTCAGCGACGGCCGCCGCGCCTTCAATCGGCTCGGCGTCTTCGCGGGACGGCGGGGCGGGAAAACGCGCATCGGCGCCGTCGGTGTCGCCGAAGAACTGACGATTCCCAATAGCCTTGGATGGGCGTGCGCGCCAAGCTACCCCGAACTCTACGATTACGTGGTCCCCGCCGTGTTCGCGACGATTCCGAATGCGTGGATCAAGGATTGGAGCCTCCAACATCTGACGTTGACCTGTCACAACCACGCGCGAATGTCCTTCCGCTCGCTCGACGATCCCGAACGGGCGCGCGGACCCGGGCTGGATTGGGCATGGCTCGACGAAGCGCGGAAGATTGCCGAGAAAGCGTGGAACACGCTGCTTCCAGCCCTCATCGACAAGCGCGGCACCGCATGGGTGACGACCTCACCCAATGGCTTTGACTGGACGTACAAGCGGTTCTATCTGCCGGCATACGAGATGGACCCCGGCTTCTGGGCGTGCAAGTACAAGACGCTCGATAATCCCGCCATCGACGCGAGCGAAGTGATCGCGGCGAAAAAGCAACTCGACCCGCTGTTCTACCAGCAGGAATTCGAGGCGGACTTCGTCTCGTTTGCGGGCGCCGTGTTCGGCAACCTCATCGACGCCAGCGTCATTCCACGCGGAGAGATTCGGCGCGTCCTTCCCACATGGCCCGACATCCCGACACATCTGCGCTGCATCGTGGGGCTCGACCCGGGCGCCGATCACCCCTTCGCCGGCGTGCTGCTGCTGGAGACGGAAGCGGGCCTCGTCTGCATCGGCGAATACGTCGCGCGCCACAAGCCGGTCGCCGACCACGTCTTCGAATTGCACAAACTCATCGGGAACCTCCACCCCGAACAGTGGGCGTGCGACAAAACACAACTCCAGACCATCATCGAACTCCAGCAACACGGCATCATGGCGGCGCCGGCCCCCTACGACGTGGTCGGCGGCATCACCCGAGTCGGCTCGTGGCTCCGGGCGCGACGGCTCTGGCTCCCAGAAGATACCTGTCCAAAACTCATCGAACAACTGCGCGGCTACCGATGGGACGAAAACGTCGGTTCGGACGGGCAAATGCGCCGAGAACGAGTCGTCAAGATTCAAGACGACCTCTGCGATGCCCTTCGGTACGCGATTATGCTCTGGCCGTTCCAGCCGCAGGAGATTGACGGCGACGTGCCGTCATCGTCGCTCCGCGACCTCTCCGCCATGCCAGAATCCGTCCGCTGGAGCGTCGAACGGATGCGCCGCTGTGACGGCGACGTTTCCGAACAGGAGTCGTTTGGTGTAGACTTCCTCGCGGAAGTGCCAGACGGCGACAACCCGCTCGGTGATTTCTGGAGGTAGGGCGAATGTGGATCAACCGAACGACCTTCGAACACCTGCTGACGCGCGTGCATATCGCCGAAAGCCTCACGGCTGAAATCCGCCAGAAATCAGCCGTCCAGCAGCAGAATTTCGACTGGTTGGCCAACCACGTCAACCGCTTGGAAATCGAACGGTCCACGCTCCTCGCCCGCGTCCTCGGCGTCAGTCTCATGGCGCCGCAGATCGCGCGCGAAGACTCGCCGCCACCCCCGCGAGCATGGATGGGCGAACCGTTGACCGCCGAATCGCGACCAGAGGGAGAAGCGCCGGGGATGGCCCTCACCGCGATGCAGACGGGCAGTTTCGACGACATGGGCGACGAGGCGGCACGCACCTTCGGCGTGCAACACGACCCCGTAACAGGCGCCGTGGTCTACACACGGTAGGAGTCCGCTCATGGACCTCGGCACGGCGTTTCAACCCCCTCCGATGGCACCCCCGGCCGTCGGCGACCTTGCCACCAATACCCGCATCACGGGCAAACTCCTCGAACTCCTCCGCACCGGCAAAATCGACAAAACACAGAAAGACCCCTACGAGGACGAAAAAGCCCTCCTCAAGTTCTTCGAGGAGTGCAAGAAAGAAGCCCTTGACAACCGCTGGGTACACGAACGGTCGTGGTGGAGAAATCTGCTGTACTTCCTCGGGCGCCATTGGATCTACTACGACACGTCGCGCGGTCAGTGGATGGACAAGCGCCTCGCGAAATGGATTCCGCGGCCTGTCACCAACAAGATCGCCGAAGTCCACCAGACCATCCTCTCCCTCTTTGAAGCCGTCGACCTCATCGCAAAAGCGCGACCAACAGGCAGCCGGCCGAAAGACATCAGCACGTCCGAAGTCGCCGACAAGATGGAGCCCGCCATTCGCGCCGAACACGAAATGTCGCGGATCCAACGCTGCGCCGACTTCTGGCTGATTGCGGTTGGCAACGTGTTTCTCCATCCGTGGTGGGACAAGTTCGCCGAAGACGCCTCCACGTTGCAAACCTTCCAGACGTGCGGCATCTGCGGCACGAACAATGCCAGCGCAGACGTAGAAACCTCGGGCACGTGCGAAACGTGCGACATGCCGATGGCCCGCACCGCCGACGCCTCGACCATCTCCAGCGGCAAAGGCAAAACCGACGTATGTTCCCCGTGGGAGATTGCCTTCTCTCCGGGCTATTCGGATTTCCACGAAGTCCCCTACGTCATTCGCCTCCGCTGGCGCACGAAGGCATGGGTCGAAAAAGCCTATCCCGAACTCGCATTGAAACTCCGGTTCGACAAGTCCTCGAACGAACGGTCGATACAACTCCTCCGGTCACTCGCGGTCCAATCGGACCTCTCCGCGAATCCGCTGGCGCTCATGGCGGGATCGGGCCTCGAACAAGGCGAGGGCATCGTCGAATACGAACTCTGGCAGAAGCCGAATCGCACGTACCCCAAGGGCTTGATGATGCGCGTCATGGGGGACACGCAACCCGAACTCGTGGAAGACGAAGGCCAAAGCCTCCCCGGGCCGCTGCCCTACATGACCCCGCAGGGTGACGCGATCTGGCCGTGGATTCACGAACCATACGAACGGATCGGCGGGCGCGTGTGGGGACGCTCCCCGCTCGATTCGATCATCCAGAAGAACGACCAACTCAATCAGCACGACTCGCTCGTTCAACTCATCGTGCAGCGCACGAGCAACCCCGTCTGGCTCGAACCGAAAGGCGCCGAAGTCAAGAAGTTCACGGGCGAACCGGGCCTCGTCGTGCGGTACAACCCCCTGATTGCTGGCGGAGCCGCCAAGCCGGAAAAGATCGAAGGGTCCAACGTACCCGCCAGTCTCAACAACCTCCGCCAGCAGTACCTCTCCGACATCGAAATGCTCGCCGGCACGCCGGACGTGCTGAAAGGCGCGAAACCCGCCGGCGTGGAAGCCTTCTCCGCGATGCAACTACTGGTCGAACGCTCGCAGAGCCGGTTTGGAATGGTCCTCAGCGAACGCGGCGAGGGGTATCGCCTCTGGTATCAGATTGCGCTCGAACTCGAACGCGCCTTTGGTCCCGACGAGCGGTTCTTTGCCGTCATCGGACCGAACGGCACATGGCAAGGCACGCAGTTCAAGAAAGCCGATCTCATGGGCAGCATCCAGATTGTGATCGAAGATGGATCACAAGCGCCCAAGACGAATCTTGGCAAACGCGCCGCCGTCCAACAACTCCAGCAACTTGCGGTACTGAATCCACAAGACCCCGACCAGACGTACTCGATTCTGCGTATCTTCGGCCAGCAGGAATTGCTCCCGTCGCTCGACGCCGACGTGAAATCGGCGCTCCAAGAACAGGACGCCTTCGAACGGTGGATTCTCTCGCCGCTGTCGCAGATGGTGCCCGGACCACCCCCCACCGACCCCATGACCGGCGCCCCGCTGATGGGACCGATGGGGCTCCCGCTTCCCGGCGCGACGCAGCCGATGGCCCCGTCACCCATGCTGCGAAAACCGTGGCACAGCGACGTGATTCATATGTCCGAACATCGGAAATGGGCTTTGTCGGACGCCGCACGCCAGATGTTTGCGAAACGGCCGGACGTGGAACAGCAATACACGAAACACATGGCTGACCACGAAGCCGCACAGATGGCAACGCTGGCCGGCCAGCCCAAGTTCTTCCAAATGCCCCCGATGCTGGCCGCGCCCCCGGGCCCGCCCGGAAGCCCGACACCGCCGCCCGGAGCCCCGGGAGTCGGACAGGCATTGTCGAATTCGAATCGAGAATCAGGCAGTCCCGCAGATGCGGGACGAGAAGTCGCGCAAGGGACCGAAGGTGTCGCGCGAGCCTAACTGACACCCTCGAACCGTGCCGATGCGGTCCATCGGCAAGCGGACACCACGCGCCAGCGGAACTAACCGCGTGACAGCAAAACAAGGGTTGAACGGGGAACCGACCCCGCGCTGCCAAACCAAAGGACACCGCGCATGAGTACCGACTTTCCGGAATTCGGCGTCGATTTCGAAACGGGCACCATCACACAGCCCGATTCGGCCGGCTCCGATGATCGTCAGATCCCCGATGACGGAGACGACGATCAATCGCTCGCTCCTCCGGTCGCTCCGCCTCCAAGCGGACCTCCAGAGGGGATTCCACGTTACCGTTTTGATGAAGTCAACCAAGCGCTTCGGACCAGTCAAGAGAGGGAAGCGAAGCTGATTCAGATCTTGGAACATCTGAGTCCGAAACCCACCCCGCCCGCACCGCCCGGAATCGATCCGGCGGACACGAAAGCGGTTGCGCGGGAACGCATCAGGCAGCAGTTTCTTGAGGTATTTCCTGAGTGGAAGCAGTATCTCGACATTCAGGACAAAATCCCGGCACTCCTCTCGGCAGGGGAGGCGATCCCCCGGCTCCAAAAGGATACGGAAGTGTACTGGGGCAACGTGGCCGACGCCACGCTCGCCTCCGCAACCGTGGCCCTTGGAAAAACGCTTGGCCAAACCATCGAGCCGAACAGTCGGCTCGGACGGTTCGTCGCCCAATCGTTTTTCGAGACGATTGCCGTCGACCCGCGCCTCACCGCTCGATACGAAGCGCGGGACCCGACCTTGATTGGCGAGTTCGTTCAGGCATTCGAGAAGGACGTGTTTGGGCCAATGCGCGCCCAAGCCGCCGCCGCGAAACGTCTCGATACGACTCGCCGGCTGCCCGTCGCCGGACGCACCAGTTCGCCGCCCTCATCGGCGGTCCCGAAGCACGATCCAGCGGAGGACGAGGACGCCGTGTTCAAACAGGCATGGGACTTGGTGAACAACGACCGTCGCTCGATGACTCCATAGCAGGAGCAGTCTCATGGCAAACCCCGGTGGCGCCGACACCCAGTTGATTCAAGGCGCCCTCAAGACCGTGTTCGAGGACTATGTCGCCGAACAGGTCAACAACAAGAACCCCCTGAAGGGCTTGTTCAAGTGGACCCCGGTGGAGTACGCCGGTCAGGAAGTGGTCTACGACGCACACGTCACCCGCAACACGTCACCGATGTTCGTCGGTGAGGATGGAGCGTTCGCGGACGCCGGCGTGCAGGGCCACATCAAGGTTCACGTCGGGCAGAAGAAGCTCATGGCGCGCGTTCGGATGACCTCCGAAAGTATCGCCGACTCGATGAAGTCGGAAGGCGCGTTCGTCTCGACCAAGAAGGACGAGATGACCCGCCTCATCGACGACATCGCGCGCAAGGACGAGTACTCGCTGGCCAGCGACGGCCGCGGTGTGCTGGCCCTCGTCGACGGCGCCGCCAATTCCGTCACCCAGACCGTCGATGCGCCGGGCGGCATCACGGGCAACGACTTCGGCAATCGGTTCTTCAACGTCGGGATGTATATCGGGTTCGTCAACCCGGCGACCGGCACCTTGCGAAGTTCCTCGATTCGCAAGGTCACGGCCTGTGCCGCCGACGGCACGAGCATCACCATCGACTCGACGTTCTCGTCGACCGACAACGATTACATCGTTCAGGCGGCGAACAGCGCGGTTGATGACATCCTCGACACCAGCTACGAACACGGGTTCTGGGGCTTGATGGCCCTGTTCGATGACGGGACGTACCGGAACAACTACTTCAACGTGGACCGGAGCCTCTGGCAGCAGTACCAGTCCTACGTGAAGGCGTCAACCGGCGCGCTCTCACTCGACCTGTTCCAGCAGATTGCGGACGTGCTGGACCAGAAACTCGGCGCGGAAATCAGCTTGATGACCGCGCACCACAGCGTTCGTCGTCTCTACATCAAGATGTCCGAAGCGGATCGCCGCTACTCGGGCGCCAGCTTGATGAAGCCCGACGGGGGCACGGCCGCCATGAAGCAAGGCGACCTCTCGATGGGCGAAATCCCCATCAAGGCCATTCGCACCCACCCGCTCGGCACGATGTTCCTGCTCGACACCAAGGGCACGGGCATGGTCGAGTACGGCTCCGAGAAAGGCAAGTGGGTTGACGAGGACGGACACATTCTCGTTCGCTGCGGAACGGGCACGGCAGCGCGGGATTCGTTCGAAGCGTGGTATCGCATGCGGAAGCAGCGCCACGCGCGGTACCCCGGGAAGGCCGCACGGCTGGACGGCATCACCGGACAGACGCTCATCGTGGTCCGCGACTTCTGATAGTCGCGGCAAGACGTTCGTTCGTCGATGACTCATATCGTTCGAACGGACACTGGACGCGGGGAGCCGATTCGCCCCGGTTCCCCCGTCCTTTTCCAAAGGACAGAGGTTCATGGACATTGTCACCATCGTCAACCGCACGAGTGTTCCGGTCGAAGGCACCTTTGACGGCCGCGTGTCCGTCATTCCGCCGCACGGTCGAACACCGATGCTCGCCAACGCCGCCGAGAAGATCAAGTCGCAGAATCCGCTCATGGGCAGTGAAGACCCGGCGGACCCTCGGAGTCCGACGTTTCTTCTTGGCGTCGTCGAATGGAACGACGACATTTCGCCCATCGAACAGAGTGACGCGGAAGAACGCTTCGACCGGAGCCTCGTCGCCGGACCCGGAGCCAAAGCCATCAAGATGAACGTCGGCTCGAAGAAGACCACGCGCGTCCACGTCGCCCTCAACGACGACAACCCCGTGGGGATTGATACCCGGTGAACTTTCTCGCCTACGTCCCCAATCCGTTTGGCCTCGCTGCGCCCCCCGCGTGGTTTCTGGCCGACCTCACGCGGTTCGACCCGGACCTCGTCATCTTCCCGTCGCAGCAAGAAGCGGTGTACCGCCTCGGCCGAAAAGTGAAACACGCGCCGGACATCTGGCGGTCGGTCAAATCGCTGTCCAGCACCACGGCGGACGACGGAACACCCCTGCACGCGCGCCCAGACTCGAAGGTCATGGCGCAGCACGGCCTTGTTCCAGTGACCTCGATTCTGCCATCTGGCCTCACGCATTGGGGACCAGAAATCCTCCGGGATCTGGCCCATCGAGACATTCAGCGGTATGGCGGAGGAGACGCCTTCGTGGACGCCCTCGAAGCCAACGAAGACGCCGAAGCCGCCCGCCAGAATCAGGCGATTGCGGGGGATCTTGCGGCGCTCTCGCATCAAGCGTATAGTGACATCGCATGGAAGTCGGGCCGCCGTGTGGCGGTTCGCGGTAGCCTCTAACACCGTCAGTCCGCTCGCCTCGCGAGTCCGCTGACAAGGAGCAGACCAATGGCACTCACTCTCGAACGTCTCAATCTCGTCAAGCAGCGTTGCCGGATGGACGCCCACAAGCCGGGGATCGTCGAAAATCTCCGTGCGCTGTGGAAGCACATGGAACAGGCCGGACAGCTTGACATGCAGTTCCTGCCCATCTACGGCGCCGACATCACGGGCGCCGCCGACGTGGTCCTCGCCAACGTGCCGTGCAAGCTGTACGCGCTCGTGCTGGAGAAGCCGGCCGCCTCGACCGTCGATGTCTGGTCGAAAATCAGCAATCACATTTCCGCCACGGAAGCCCACGGCGACATCGTCGTCAACTTCGTCGGCACCGGCGGCGGCGGTCGGACGTGTGCCCTGATTTTCCCGGACGGACACATCTTCTCCGCGGGAGCGACGTTCTGCAATCACACGGCCAACGACGGCACCACCCGCAGCGCCCGCGTGGACGCCCCCGTGGGCTTCGCCATCGTCGGCGCCGCGTAATCAACTGGGTGTGACGGCACCCTCATTGTCGATCTATCCTGTGGCCCTCCGCGACCGTCGGTTTCGCGCGAGGGAGCAGGAGGAGAGACAATCATGCCCACTCAATCTATCGCTCGCGTCGTCTCCACCGGGTACGTTCCGTCGTTCAAGTACGCAGACGGATTCTCCAGCGTCGACGGCATCCTCTACCAGCGCACCGACGACGGCGTCTTCCCCATCGCTCACGGATCGTACGGCGCCATCGTGGTCGATCCCCTCGGGCCGATCACCACGCTGACGCAAGCCTTCTCGAAAGTCACCGCCGACATCAAAACGATTCTCCTCAACCCCGGCGAATACACCGAACCGGCGGCCGTGGACTGGCCGACACTGAAGGGTGTCTCCGTCATCGGCATCGGCGGCGCCGCCGTGACACAGATTTTGGCCTCCGCAGGAACGAAGGTCATCAACGTCGCTCCCGGCGTCCAGACATCGAGCTTCACCGGCCTCCTGCAAGGCGTGGAAATCGTCCACGACCTCGGCAGCCAGTCGGGAATTCGGTTCGACAACACCGGGATGACGAAGAAACTCGGCTTCAACATCGTGGACTGCATGTTCTCGCCAGACGACGGCGAAGTCGACAACTCGATTGACGTGGCCGTCCACGGAGACGCCGGAAATTCCATCCGGATCTACGTGCAGGGGAAACCCGGCCAGAACGAAATCGGCGGACGTGTCTACTTCAAGACCGTCAACAACGCCGACCGGCTGCATCTGGAAAACTGTTGGCTCGTCGGCGGCGACGGCAGCACGAACGCGGCGATCTACACCAGCAGCGATGCGATTGAATTCCGCTTGCGGCTATTCCGCTGCGTCGTGCCGCACAATTCGGGCACGTCAGGCGGCAACGGACTCCAGCGGATCGCCGCGGTAAATTGCTACTCGTGGATCGACTACGACGATCTCACGCAGGAAATCTTCGCCGCGCTCGACTCCAACGACATGATCGGCAGCCACACCGAACAGACCATCGTCGCGTAACGTCAGCCAACCAGAGGAACACACAATGGCATGGCGTTCACAGGGAGACGGCGGGCGGTTCATCCGTGAGAAATACACGGATGTCTCTACCTCCGTCCGCTTCATCAACACCTACGGGGGAAGCGATCCGTTGATTGTTTCGCCCGGAGCAAAATACACGATCTTCATTCAGCGAGTGCTGTTCCTTTGCACCACTGACGCGGCGCAAACGCTCACCGTGAGAGATAGCGCCAGCACGCCGGTTGTGGCCGCCTTCGTCGCGTCCAGTCCCGGCGTCGTTCTCAAGACGTTTGACTTCGGCGCCGACGGGCAGCCGATGACGCAGGGCAAAGACATCGACATCTCTGTCTCCGCCGCGGGACTCGCGGGATGGGTGTCGGTAGAAGCCTACGCACGAATCCTGCCAGAAGCCGGACTCGTGCCAAGCAATCTCTAGTCGCCGCACGGCGGGAACATCGCACGGTGTTCCCGCCGCTCCCCGGGAGATTCAATGGCTACCGCGCTGTCCTCGCTCATCACCATCGCACGGTACAACCTCAACGAGCCCGTCGCCTCATTTTGGAGCGATGCCGAACTCCTCGCATGGATGAACCTTGGCATCAAAGCCCTCTGGCGGGCACTCAACGACAACTATCAGGATTTCTTTCTGACCAACGACGCCAGCAACGTCTCGATGGCCGCCGCCACCACCACCTTGACCGGCGTACCCGCGAACGTTGCAACCATTCGTGGCATCGAACCGCGCGTGCCCTCGAATTACCCCGGCATCCGGTTCGAATCGCGAAACTACATGCACCCGCTGTTTCAGTCGGCCCGGTCATCGTCGCCCATCGACCCGGCCCAAAGCGCCTTGATCTACTTCTGGATGACTGGCGCCGGCGCACCCGTCGCAGCGCCCACCATCTACGTCGCCCCCACCCTCTCGTCCACCATGCTGCTTCGGCTCGTGTACGTCCCCACGCTTGCCCTCGTCGCATCGTCAGGCAACAATCCGATTCCCTTCGAGTCCGACGCCGCGCTCGTCGCGTGGACGACCGCCTATGCGCTCGCCAAGCGAAAAGAAAGCCAGACGCCAGACGCGGAATGGATCTCGATCTTCGCGACGGAAAAGGCCAATATCCTCACCGCAGCCACACCACGCCAAACCCAAGACGACGAAGTCGCCGAAGGCTTATTCGAGGGAATGATGTGACCGATGGGCAAGAAACTCAACATCTACAATCTTGCCGACATCGGCGTCGACGTGACCGCATCTCCCCTCCACCGCAAACCGGGCACGCTCACCAAGGCCCAGAACGCCGTCATGCTGCCCAACGAGGCGGAAGGCGCGATTGAAAAACGCGGTGGACTGCAAGCCATCGGCGACGACCTCACGCAACACATCTGGGGCGGCGCGAATATCCCGCTCAACCCGGCCACCGTTCAGCGGCTCTGGGTCGCCCTTGAAGACACGTCTGTAGAAAAGACATGGATCCACTCGATTGACGGAACAACGTGGCTCGTCGCGACGATTCCGGCTGCCGCCTTCCAAGCGCAACGCCGCAAGCCGTCGTACCACCACCTGTTTCAACCCCCGGCCACGGTCGCCATTGTCAATCGGATGATCTATCCCTCGGACGCCTACGCCATCTATGAGGACGCCTAATGCCAGCAACCATTGACGCCTTTGCTGGCACCATCGGAGTCTCTGGCGCCACAGGCGACGGCGGACTCGCCACGGCCGCCACGCTCGCCGGAGTTGGGGCGCTCGCACTCGCTTCGAACGGCGACGTATATTTCTCCGATGACGCCAACAACGCCGTCCGGAACATCGCCGCGGCCACCGCGTTCATATCGCTCTACGGAGGAATCTACGGCAACGCCGGCGCACCCGTGGAAGGCGTCATTCCGACAGCATCTCCAATCGCGAAGCCAGTTGGCATCGCGATCAACGCGGCCGGAGACATCTACATCGGCGACCGCGGCAATGCGTGCGTTCGAAAAGTCTCTATCGCAACAGGATTCATTGACACCATCGCGGGCATCCCCGGAGACTCCGGGACGAGCGGCGACGGCGGCGCCGCAACCGCAGCCAAACTGTTTAATGTCCAAGGGCTAGCCCTCGATTCGGCGGGCAATCTCTATATCGCCGATTCAAACCGCATTCGCAAAGTCACGGTCGGAACCGGACTCATCTCGACCGTCGCCGGACATCTGCTGCCCGAAACAACCCTCGGAGACGGCGGCCTCGCCACAACCGCCACGATCTTCAGATACAACTACGCGGTAGCACTCGATGCCTCCGACAATCTGTATATCGGGGGATGGTCCGATGGTGTCGGCGTCTGCGAATTTCGCATTCGCAAAGTCGACGCGGGAACGGGCAACATTTCAACCATCGCTGGCACGGGCGTAGAAGGATACGACGGCGACGGCGGACTCGCCACGGCCGCGAAAATTGGCGTGCCCATCGCGATCACCATCGACACCGACGGAAACGTCTATTTCTCCGACACGGACTTCGCTCCGTATATCCGCCGCATCGACGCGGATACAGGCATCATCACGACCGTCGCTGGTATCGGCACATGGGGAGCCACCGGAGACGGCGGCGACCCACTCGCCGCAGAAATCAGCACCGTCAATGCGCTCGTCGTGTCTCCAGACGGCGACACCCTCTATCTTGGAGATTCCGACAACTACCTGATTCGCGTCATCACCGGACTCCTGCCCGTTCCCCCATCACCCGGCGCTATCGGCGGTCCCCCGCTCCGCCTCTTTGACGGCGTCAACGACTATCCGTTCTGCACGATTCCATACAATCAACAAATTCAAATTGCCGCCGGATCGACGCCGACCTACGCCTCGACCGTCGGACAAATTGTGAAGTTCCAAGGAACGTTCTACGCCATTTCGCTCGACGACTCCGCCACGGTACGAGGAACGGTCTGGCGCATCAACCCACGTTCGGGACAACTGAGTCGCCTTGGCAACGGCTTCGCCAAGACCGGATCGGCCATAGGAACGGAAAGCAATCACGGCGCCCCGTGGCGTCTGGCGGCATGGAACGGCCGTCTCTGGGTAGTCACCAATCAACTCGAATCGGCGACATGCGCCGTCCTCAGTATCCGACCAGACTCAGACACGACATGGGACGAAGACAAGGAAATCGCGACCAGTTTCGGGACCGGGCTCGTCGCTGCCTTCGGCAATCTCTACGTCACGTTCATGTACGCCGCGGCTGCCACACCGAAAGCGATCTGGGAACGCAACGCGCTCGGGACGTGGACAGCGCGCGCGACGATGGTGTCCGCTGGCTACGCGGGGTTTTTCAAACCATTCGTCTTCGACAGCAAACTCTTTGCCTTCAAACAGGATGAAGTCTCGGGGTCCGTCACGTCGATCATCGCGACACTCGACGGCACAACATGGACCGAAGACCTCTCAGATGGCGACCTCAACACGCTAGTCGGACAAGAACTCAACGACGCGAAGGTCGGAGGCATCATGACGTTCAAGGGCAACCTGTACGTCATCATCATCGGCGAAGAACCCGGGGCGGCGGGCAAGATTCTCAAACGAATCCCCGGCGCGATTGGCGGCACATGGACGCTGCAACACACCGCCACGGAAGGCTTGACAGGCTACGGCGCCGTGTTGACGACGCTGGAATAACACATGGCCGACTATCTCGTTCAGAGCGGAACCAAACTGTACAAGGTCACTCCGGGCGGAGTCGCAACCGAACTGACGCTTCCCTCTGGCGTCACGTTGCGCGCAGAACGGTCGCGCTTCGCCCAACTCGCGAAAAACACCGTGATGGTCGGTTCACCCACCCGCTCACTCTGGATCAACGAAGACTTCACCGTTCGCACCCAGACCCTTCGTCCTCCAGCCTACGCGCCCATTCTCAGCGCGACCGGCAGCGGTTCTCTCAGCGGCAGTTTCCGAGTCCGGGTGTCCTTCTACGTCGCCGACGCAGACGACAACATCATTCTCGAATCCCCACTCGGCCCGCCCTCCGAAGCCTCCGCCACCCTTGCGTCACAACTCCTAAAGTGTCAGGCCATCCCCCTCAGCGGAGACAGCCTCACAGGATTAGGCCGGCGCCTCTACCGCACCACCACAGGCCCGGGTTCGGTGTACTACCCGTGGCTCGACCTCGGGAACAACACCGCCACTGACGCGGCCGACGACCTGTCCGATGCCGCGCTCATTCTCTTGCCCGCCGTCACGACATTGGTCAACCCTCCGGGCACCACGCCGGGAGACTCCGCGCGATTGATTACGGTCTGGAAAAATCGGCTGTTCCTCTGCGGCGAGGAAGACATTGACGTAGTTCATTTCAGCGAAGACGGGAGCTTCTACCAATTCCTCGACGGCAACGACTTCCCGGTCAAACCGCTGAATCAGAACGCGCGCGGCCTTGTCGCGTTTGCCGCCCGACGCGATGAACTCGGATTGTTCAAAACCAACGTCGCATGGAAACTCGTCGGATCGTCGCCCGCCAACTGGGATCAACTGAAGATCGCGGAACAGATTGGCTGTGTCTCGCAAGACAGCGTCGTCATCATCAAGGATGTCGCCTACTGGCTCGGGCGAGACGGCGTCTATTCGTGGGGACCAGAAGGACTCGCCCCGATCACACGAGAACGTGTCCACCCGTGGTTTACCACGAACGATGTCTTTAACCGGGAAGCATTCGAAAACAGTTTCGCCGCGTACAACCCGGTCCTCGACACCTATGAACTATTCCTTCCCGCGACAGGCGGAACGGCGATCAACCGTTGGGTGTCCTATTCGCTCGCCCGCAAAACATGGATGGGACCACACAAGACCGGCGGATTCACGCCGTCGTTTGCCTTCAACGTCGATGATGCCACCGACCAACAGATTCCACTCGTCTGCGGCACCAACGGCACTCTCTATGCGATGAATAGCGAACTGGCCCGAGACGGCGCGAACACGTCCATCGACTTCGACGTGGACCTCGCACATCTGCACATCGACGTTCCCGACGACATCAAACACTTTGGCGAAATGGGCGCGCGCGCACGGGTAGAATCCGGTGGCGTCCTCACCATCACTCCCTCGGTTGGCGAACTGGACGCTCCGGCTGGAGCCCCGATTGCGTTTGCGCTCACGGAAGGCCGCCTCCGCGCTCGAATCCTCGGGAATGGCCGTTTCGCGCGCCTCAACATCAACCAGAACACGGTCAACGTCGCCGTTCGTCTCTACGGTTGCGAAGTGCCCTACCACGTCATCGGGAGAGACTGACGTGGCTCCGCCGAAACGCTCTCGGTCGAAACTCTACGACATCCAGTGGCCGATTGTCGCGCAGCAGATCGAAAACATCAATGCCAACTTCGACCGGCTCTTTGCGGACCTCTACGCGGCAGACACAGCGGCGCTCTTTGCTGACAACATCCTCGCGGCTGAATGGGGCGGAACCGGCCTTGGCACGTACACGATTGGCGATCTGCTGTACGCCGACGGCGAACACACTCTCGCCGCACTTCCAGCGGGCACAGCCGGATACCATCTGGCGTCAGGCGGCGCCGCCACCGCTCCATCGTGGGTCACGAATCTCCACAATCTACTCTCCGCCACCCACCCCGACACGACGGCCGCCGCCGTAGTACGCGGCGACCTCATCGCGGGCATCGGCGTGAGTCCGAAGTGGGAACGGCTGGCCAAAGGCTCAGCGACCCACATTCTCACAATGGGCGCCAATGAGCCATCGTGGGCAGCCCCCGTATCCCAGACCTCCGCCTTGCTCTCAGCCACCCACACTGACACGACGGCCGCCGCCGTGGTACGCGGCGACCTCATCGCGGGCATCGGCGTGAGTCCGAAGTGGGAACGGCTGGCCAAAGGCACCAGCGGCTATGCCTTGATCATGGGCGCGGACGACCCCGCGTGGACCGCAATCCCGTACCCAATCACCGGCAGCGGCACCCTCAACGTCGTCACGAAGTTCACCGCCGCCGGCGCCATCGGCGATACCCCGTGGACCGACGTAGGCGGCATTCTCCGCGGCCTCACCGACCCAACCGCCCCAACCGACGCGGCCACCAAGGAGTATGTCGACCTCGCCGTCCGTTCGCTGGAAATCACCGAATTCTATACCGCCGCCGTCGTCTCGCCGAACCTGTACACGATGGACAACGCCGCGACCGCCGCCGGAACCGTCACGTCTCTCTCGACGGTTGGCGCAGCCGATGTCTTGATGTTTTCGTTCATCACACCAGTCGGGCATCCCAATCTCGACCGTATGCTCCAAGGGATGTACGACTCGCACTTCCACATGAAAATCGCGACAGCGGGTTCCACCATTGTCGCCTACTTCAAACTGCGCCACTGTGACGCCGCGGGCGCGACACTCGCCACGCTCGGTACCCAATCTGACAATTCAGACCCGCTGACCTCCGACAACCTCGAATACAACGTCCACCTGTATCTCGCGGCTGAAGTCACCTTCGCGCTGACCGACCGTATACGCATCGACTTCTACGGCACCCACACGGCCGGAGCCGCGAAAAGCGTCATCATGGCCATCGGAGGCGTCGACAACTCGCACTTCTCTCTGCGCGTTGACGCGACCGAACTCGCTGCGATCTTCGTGCCCTACTCAGGCGCCGTACACGACCTCACGATGGGCACCAAGGTCATTACGGCAGCAGGGTTCAACGGGTTGGTACTGACGGAGACGGCGGGAGGCTTTACCATCGAAGGCGGCACGGGCAGCCAGACCTTGACGGTGACAACGACCGGCACCCTCGGCACCGCGGCCTACACGCCAGTCGGAGACTACTCACCCGTTGCCGGATCCAGCAGCATCGTCACCGTCGGCACCATCACGAGCGGGATCTGGAATGCGGGCGCGCTCACCAGCAGCGGCGCGATCAAAGAACGCGCACGCGCAACGGCCCTCGGCGAATGGATCACTCCAGCATTCTCGGCCGGAAACTTCACGGCGATCAACGCGATGACGTGGACCGTCGGGGCGGGCGATGTCATCACCTACGCGTACACACTCATCGGTAAAACGATGGTTGTGGTCTTTGCCATCCACACCAGCAGCATCGGCGGCACGCCAGACGCCTACATCTATATCGCCATCCCCGGCGGATTCACCGCGGCGAAACAGGCCAACTCGTTCGCCCGCATCTGGGAGAATGGCGCGGATTCGTCCGGTATCGTCTACGTCCTTCCCGGCGGGAGCGTCATCAACATCATCATACAGGGCGGCGGCAACTTCGCGGCCTCGACGGATACGACCTACGTGCAAGGCGAAATCGTCTTCGAAATCTCCTAAGATGGGATGGGCAGAACGGCGTAACCACGAAAGGGCGGACATGCTACGCAAACTCGCACTCGTCGCCAATCTCGACGCAGCCCGATTCACGACCGCGTACAAAGCCTTCTGTTTCGGCCGCATCGTCTGGCTACAGGCCGACCTCAAGGCCGAACCACAGAAGCGAGAAGACCGCCGGATCGACCTTCAAATCATCCGAGCCTTCGAAGCGGTATCAGTTCCCGACCCGGCGGCTACCAGACTCCACGGGGACGTACCCGCCCGCAAACTCGTCGCCGACGGCGTTCTGACGCTCAAACAGCCGGAACTCGAACGGCTCCAGAAGTACATGAATCGAGGACCGTGCGATACGGGACATCTAGCACTCCTCGAAGAAACCCTTGACTGGCTCGACAGCGCCGACAAGGAGCATGAGTAGCGCGAAACCCGAGAAAGTCCTATACTCTCGACGAGTCGAAACTGCACCCATTTACCGGCACAGGGCGAACCGTAACGGGGCTTCACGGAGACGCCAATGGCGGGACCAGCATACACGCCCTACGCAACGACACCAAGCCCAAACCCCTCATACGGGGGTCCGGGCGCAGGACGAATCGGCGTGCAGCCCTACGTCGCGCCGCTCACCGACGCGGAAATCAAAGCGAAACGCCTCGCTGAAGAAGACGCGCAACGCCGAGCAGGAGTCGCCGCCACCGAAGCGGAAACCGCGGCGAACGTCGCCACCACCAACTACGGGCGCAATACCGAAACGCTCAACGCGAACAAGCAGTACATCGCCGACATGATGGCGAAATTGGGGATCGGCGGCAGCACCAGCACATCCTCATCGACCTCCGGACTGAGCCCTGCCGACAAAGCCGCCTCCGACGCATCCTTCGCCCGCGCCAAAGACCGTCAGGCGGAAACCATCGGCGCCAGTATGGGCGCGTTGAAAAACGCGGCCAGCGCCCGCGGCATGGGCGGCTCTGGACTCGAACGACAGTCGATGGCCGACATCGTCGCTGGCGGCGCCGCGAACCTCGGCGAATTCGAACGTGAACGTGCGCTCTCAGAAGTCCAACAGCGCCAAGTCGCCGCCGCACAAGCCGCATCAACCAAGGGACAAGATTACGGGTTCATTTCATCGCTCATGGGACTGCTAAACGCGGGAGTCAGGTACTAACATGCCGGTCCAGTTAGGGTCGAATCAAGACACCCAAACGTGGCAACCGCCACAGTTCGCCAGTCTGGGCCTCAAGTTACCCGGCACCGCGGGGATTGGACTCCCTCCGGCGCCCGCTCCGGCGCCCCCTCCGGCACCATTCCAATCGGCGCCACCCACGACAGGGCCGAGCGAGAGTGTCACGCCTACGGCCGCAACCGCTGCTTCATCAGCGGGAGGAACGTCCCCACTGACGCCAGCGCCCTTACCCCCGGCACCCTTGCCCCCCTCGTCGGCAAGCCCCATCGCTTCAGACGTTCTTGGCGGACAACGCGGCGCGGCCGGCTCAGCATGGATTGGCAACATGCCAACCGGAGGGTCCCGACAATCGCTCGCCTCACTGAAATCACGAGTCTACTAGGAGACTGACATGGCTTTCCCACCCCGCCCACCCGTCGCCGCTGCCCAACCAACGCCGATGGGACCGCCATCCGGCAACTCGGGTTTTAACATCGCGAGTCTGTTCGGCGGGGCTGGCGCTCCCCCCGGAATGCCCCCCGGGCCCCCGGGCATTCCACCACCCGCGCCGCCAATGCCCATGATGCCCGGAGAGGAACCGGCACCAATGGGCGATCAGGCGATGGGCGGAGAAACCGAAGACGAGGGACAGGGCGGAATGACGTGCTGCCCAATGCCGCCACGGTACCCGATGCCGCTGGCCGTCGGCCCAGAAACGCAAGGCGCTCCGCCGGACATGAATGCGCTCGGTCCCGCGCTCATGGCACTCAAGGCGAAACTCGCTGGCGGCGCTCCCGCTGGCCCGCCACAGATGTAGGTGGAGGGAATCATGGCGTACTCGACAGCCCAAAGTTCCCGCAGTTCCGTTGAGGGTCGCACCACGGCAAGTATGGCCGCGCTCCAGAAGCGTCTCGACAGTCTTCAAGCGGACCAACTCGAAGCCTTCCAAGCACGAGAGGAAGCGAAACTCGACCCGAGAAATCAGACCGTCGGCCTTGTAACTGGCGGCTTGATGCCCAAGGGTTTCGACGAGTACCGCACGAACCTCAACAATCAAGGCGAAATCGCAAGGACCAAAAGCATCTTGGCCGGAGGGTCCGGGGAACTCTCCATACGGTCTGGCGGAAGCGCCGTCGAAAATCCGAGCGAACCGCCATCGAATCCCGCTCCAGAATCGGTAAAAGGACTCGGACGCGCCGCCTTCGACCCCGGCGACATCAACGACCCGTCTGGCAAGATGAAACTGGCGGTCTACAACAAGCGCATGGCGGACCTCGAAGCCGGAACCGCGCAAGCGGAAGCCGCGCGCCGCCGCGCCGTTGTGTCAACCGACCCGCGCGCCGGATACATCGAAGACCAAGCCGGGACCGCCGCCGAGATCGAAGACGCCCGAGCGAAGGCAGCCTTCGGGCGGGAACAGATCGGCCCGAACATGGAAGCACAACTCGGCGCCGAGCGTGACCGCTGGAACGACCCAACGCAAGAACGAATGCGTCAACGTCAGGAACGCATGTTGATCGCGCCCACAGCAGAACGAGGCGACGCGGCGCGCGACGTGGCAAACATCAAAGCAGGGTCCGCAGAAACCGTCGCGGGCACCGCAAGTCAAGGGCGACAAAACGTCGCCCTCATCCAGCAAGCCGCGGCGAATCTCCGCAACGCCACCGACAACTACAACCCCGGGGACCCGGCGTCCATCCAACGCTACAAGGACGCCCTCGATGAAGTGAACCGTCTGAAAACACCGGCCGCGCGCACGGCTGGCCCCGACGCTCCCAACCCGGCATATCAAGCATTCGCCGACCGGAACGTCCCGATTTCGTAAAGGCCCATGCCGACGACGCGCGCGCCCTACACGCCGTTTCAACCCGGCACACTCCACCGGACCCTTGCCGAGTGGGACCAAACCCACGCGCCCGAAGCCACGCCGGGAATCAAGCCGCCGAGAAATCGTCTCTCGGGCAGACTTCGCCGCCAGCCAGACGGCTCCATCCTCAAGACGGACCTCGACGCGGCTATCGCCGACGACCCGTACATCAACGACAACGACGTTGCTGATTGGCTGAAAGAACAAGACGAGGTTGACGCGGCCGAAGAAAAGGCGCGGGGATTCGACTACGTCGGCACCGGCATTCGCGTCGTCCCCGGCATCGCAGGAAGCGTCATCGGCGGACTCATCGGCGGCGGCGCGGGCGCGGCTGGAGGGTCGGTCGTTCCGGTCGCCGGGACCGCCGCTGGCGCCGCCGGCGGCGCACTTCTCGGCTCACGAGTCGGCGGCGGTCTGGGTTCTGCAACCGGCGAAGCCCTCGCCCAACTCTGGGAGAAAGCGAGCGGGAGACGCAAAGGCCCGATGTCATGGGGCTCGGTTGGCGTACAGGGCGGCCTTGGCATGGCGATCCCCGGTGGAGGACTTGGCGCGAAACTCGCCTCACCCGCCATGCGTGCGCTCGCTCGAACCGCCGGGGAAGGCGTCCTCGGCTCGGCACTTGGCGCGACCGGCACCGTGGCAACCGGAGTCACCGAACGACACGCCGCGGAACCAGACAAAGGATGGGTCGCCGCGCTCCCCACGGCAGAACAAGCCCTCCAAGAAATCAAAATGGGCGGCGCCGTCGGCGGCGCTTTGGGTCTGGTTGGAGGCGGCGCCGGCAACTACTACCAGTACCGAAAAGGGCTTCCGGCTCCGGGCCGCGCTATCACCGGCCGACGGCCACCCCCCGGATACGTTCCCGATGAACGCTTCGCTCCGACACCGCAGACCGAACTCAAGCCGTGGGAAATCGCCGACAAAGCAGACCCGTGGTATGGCGGCCTCAAGGAATCACTGACCGAACCACCGCCCCCGCCACCCCCCGGAGCCGAACCACCTTCACGTCGCATCATCGTCCGGGACGAGACAACCGGCGAACTCGTCGGTCGGGATGTCGTATCGGAACCCGCCCCAGTACTCACCCCAGACGAACTCGCAGCGACAGAAGCAGAAGCCGCGCGAGAAGCAGCCCGGGTTGCCGCCGGAACGAGTCAGGAACGGTCCGCCTTCGCGGAACTCGAAGCGATCCTTGGTCGGAACCCGAACGCCGACATTCGCGCCACCTACGATGCGGCCGGCCGCCTCATCCCAACGGTGAGACGCCCTCCAATTCAGCGACGTGCCCCGGTCACGCCCGAACCGGCAGCCGTCGCCCCCGTCGCGCCCGAACCCGTCGCGGCTGTCCCACCCCCGCCGCCGGTAGAATCTCCCTACTCCGTGGGAGAAACCGTTTCCGTCAAACGCGGCGCGTACCGCGAACCCGGGACCGTAACCGCCATCATGCCAAACGGCGAAGTCATCGTTCAAGTCGGCAAAGAAGCCGGCCCGAACTCTCGCCCCATTCGTCGTCAATACGCCGCAGAAGACGTGCAACCCATCGACCTTGCCACCGAAACGGCGCCAGTCGTCGCCGAGCCCCCGGCCGAACCAATCCAGACCGATACGCCCATCATGGGCAAGAAAAGCCGCGGACAACTCGGCACGCTGGAGCGGGTATTGGTGAGCAGTCTGACGCCAGCCGAACGCAACGAAATTGGCCGAATCGCGGCAGAACTCGAAGAAGTCGTCTACACGCCCCGCCGAGGCGTCGAACAATTCGGCGAGCCCGGCATGGAACAACTCCCCGGCTCCGGCGGCGCCCCGGTCCTTGGCGACATCTCGAACGTGTTTGACACCCGCGGCGCACTCGGAAAACTCAAGCCGAGTACCAACGCGCGAACACTCATCAACTCGATTCGTAGGGCCATTGAAACCGGCCAACACCCCGGGGATATCTGGTGGGAACGCATCGTCGACGTAGCCCGCAAACGTCTCGCGGGAGATACAGAAGTCAGTAAGCCGTTCTTACCCCCAGAAGCAGGAGAACTCTGGAATGCCGCTCACACGCAGTCAACTGCTCTCGGAAATGAAAACCTTGATGCAGTCGGGAACGCCAGTCGGCCAAGCCCTGAAGGAATCGCTGGCGAAATTCGGCCTCGACCGGATGCCACCGAGATTGACTACGGGCGGCACGCAACCGCCGCTCGATCCACTGGATTCGCCGGAACAGACGCCCAACTTCAAAGCGCCTTCGACGAGAAGCTGACCCAAGCCCGCCAGTTACAGGAAGACATCCTCGCCGAAACCGGCGGAACGCTCGACCTACCGGCAGCCCTCGACGGTGTCGGCGTCTACGACGGCGCCCGATGGTGGGAACCCGCTACCGGAGCCGCGGATTTCGCGCCGCCACCAGAAGACCTCAATTCCTTGCTGGCAGGACCGCCAGAAGGCGGGAACCTCTTTGGACGACCTCTGGCACCCCCGACACCAATCGAGCCTCCAGCGGTCACACAACCGCCGTCTACCCTCGAACAGATGTTCACGCCACCGGAGCCGATTGTTCCACGGGAAACACCGGCCCCGGGCCCGGATAACTTGGCTACACTCCTCGAACCTTCGCCAACTGCCGGGATTCCGGCAGAAACCGTCCCCGTCGGAGTCCGTCCTGTAGCGCCAGCGAAACAAGCCCAAGGCGGCTCATTCCTCGCGCCAGCGGACAAGGATTACATCTTCGTCGAATTGACCCGGGACCAAGCTACCCCGGAGACACGCGCCGCCCTGAAAGCGGCAGGATACGTCTTCAGGCGGAAACAGGGACCGGAGGGCCGATGGTTCAAGAACACCATCGACAGGGACGGAAACGTCTTGATGACGCCGGCAGACGCCGAAGCGGAAGCTGCCGCCATTCTCGGACGGGCTGAACCCGCCGCCGAAGCGCCACCGCCCCAAACCCTTGAAACCACGTTGACACCGGAACCAGCCGCCACCGCCGCCGACATGCCTCCGGCGCCATCGTCCCCCGAAACCGCCGCCGCCCAGACGGACATCGAAGCCCTGCTGCAAGGTGAACTGACACCCAATCTCCAGCGGCGCACCGTCGAACAGAACATCCGAGCCGGAGAACGCAAAGCCCGAACGCTCGCACAAGCCCGCGAAATGGGAGTCACGCCAGAAGCAGCCGTGACCGGCGGCCAACCACGCCGAGAAACCCCGCTCCCGCGCCCACGGACGACCCCGGACCTTCCCGAGCCCGGACTGACACCGCAAGACGCCCCGCGCCCGTCACGCCGGGAACCGGATGCGTTTGCCCAATCGACGCCGGAACGGAAACTCGGTTGGGCGATGAACCATCTCGACCAGTACATCGGCGCCGAAGTGCGCACGCTCCGTAACCTTGGCGACCCGGGCGCACAACTGCCACTCCACGAAACATGGAAGGGCATCAAAACGAGCCGGCCAATCAACGCGACCCTCATCGACGCGCTCGACACACTCAAAGCCGCCGCCGATGCGGGCGACCCGCAATCGCAGTACTACCTCAGCGCATGGGAACAGACCGCGAACGAACGATTCACCGCCAAGTCCCTGAAGAAGGGCACGCGGGGAGACGTGGCAACCGAAGGCGATATGTTCGAAACCTCGGAGCCGATTGAAAATCGCCAGACGCCCGGAGGAGTGACCCTCTACGGCGGAGTCGCCGGAGTCGACAAGGCCGTCGACGCAGCGATGGATACCGCCTTCGGCCGCGACCCCAATCTGGCCAAGAATCTCGCGAATCGTCTGACCCGAGCCGTCTTCGGCTACGTCGCCGGAATGCAAATGGACAAAGGCGACAAGGACGACTCTCACAAGTGGAGACTCGCGCTCTCCGCTGGAGGATTCTTAAGCAAAGACATCGGCCGCATCCTGAGTCGCGCCGCAGCCTCGGCTTCGAAAACCGCCCGCACCCAAGTCGCCAAGCAAATCGAACTGCGGGAACCCCGGCCCGTTGTGCAGCCCAAACTACCGCCGAAAGACGTGGCACCGACACCAGACGGGCTGGCGCAGATTTTCTACCCGAAAGAAGAACTCAACTTCTTCCAGTGGCTCCGCGGATCAACAGCCGAAAATCTCCCTGAATGGGCGAACGAAATCAGCGCAGCCGAACACAACTTCAATGCGGCGCGTTCACGCCCCACCTTCAAGGGTACGCCACAAGAAATCGCTGCGCTCCGAAAGCAATACCTCGAACCCGTCGCGAAACGCATGGCGAAGACCGCGATCGACATCAAAGGCACGTCGAAAAGGAAAGCCTCGGTCATGTTTGCCGTCGTCAACGCGCTTCGAGACAGACCTGAAGGTCTGAGCAAGTGGCTGGACGAAGCCGGATTCAAGTACAACCTCCAGAAGAAAATATCGCGCACCACTTCTGCGCTCACCTATCGCACCCTCATCGGGTACAACCCGGGGACGATGGTGCAGAACGCAACGCAGCCGTTGCTCGCGCTGTCCTACGTGCCGATGAAGTTCATTCACAATGGAATGGTCACGGCAAAAACAGCCGCCGGGAAGATGCGCTCGATGTCCGTTCATCTGGACCGACCAGTGGACCTCATCGACGAAGCGACCTACAAGGGCGCACGGATCAACAATCCGAAGCTGGAGAAAGCGATAGCCTACTGGAAGAAACTCCCCGTCCCTGACGCGATGGCCATGCTTCGATGGGGCGACAACTGGAATCGACAAGGCGTCTTCCTCGGAGCGATGGACTACGCGCTATCCAAGGGCGCGGCCGAACAACGAGCAATGGAATGGGCCACGCAAGTCGTTTTCAAGACCCAAGGGGCAACCGGAATCCTCGGATCGAATCCGAACTGGCGCGGTCCCGTAATGGGCCTCATCGCGCCGTTCACAAAGTTCCCAACCTTGTTCGTCGAACAGATGGCCACACTCTTTTCCCGCCCCGGGAACGAAGCTGGCAAACTGCGAATTATGAGTACGCTCGGCGCACTCATGGTTGCCGGAGAAGTGGTCGGAATCGACACGGAAGACCTCCTCGTTTCGGGCGGCAGACCGTTCGGCCTCGACATCGGCAACCCCGGAAAGTCGATTGCGCGACTCAAGAGCGGCCAAGCCCTGCCCATCGTCAAGGGTATCGGAGAAGGACTCGCCGCGAGCTGGCAAGCCGTCTCGGGCGCCGGCGCCGGTCGTCTTGGCGAAGACCTCACCACGCTCGCCCTCACCAAGTCTGTCACCCGCGCGGGCCAGACGGCTCGCGAAATGCTGCCTCAAGCCGCCAAGGGCAACTTGCTCGGCACCCACGTCGGACACGATCCGATGGGCGCCGCCGTGCCACACACCGGGTACGAAGACCTCCTCAACCTTATCGGACTCCGCACGCAACGCCAGAACGAAACCCGGCAAGCCTACGATGCGTTCCAAGGGGAAAACGCGCCGAAGCAAGCATTACATGCGCGTCAACTGCAAGAAACCAAGGCCGCCGCACTCAAGGCGCTCGACCAGAACGACCTCGAAGGCATGGCGACAGAAATGGCAAAGCTGAATAGCAAACAGCGCCGCTCGCTACTGTCAGGCCGCAACCGCACTCGGTTCCAGCGCATCGTGCAAGGGATGTCGAAAGCCGATAGACTGCAAGTCGAAAAAGACTGGAGCGAGAAATTCAAGAGTCTCGAATTACGATGACCGAACAACGCCCAAGCTGGTTGCAGCGAAACTTCACCCTCGGCAACATCCTCACCATCATCGCGATGCTGGTTGCCGCATGGACCGTAGGATCCAAGTGGACCCAGAACGCCGAACTCGTCTCCGCGGCAACAACCGCGAAAGTCAACCACATCGAAACCGACCTCAACGCGCTCCGCGACGCATCGATTCCACGGGAAGTACTTACAACAAAACTCGATTCCATCACGGACCAACTCAACAAGATCGACAAGCGCCTTGACCGAATCGAGACACGAAAGTAGCCCCCGATGTCTAGTCCGCTCTGGCCACTCAGTTTCAAGGCGTCAGAACACTTCAAGGTGTCTGACTTCAACTGCAACGACACCGCCGGAACGCCCTACCCACCAGACAAAATCATGACGGTTCTCTTGCCGTTCTGCCTCACCATCCTCGAAGTGATCCGCACCTACGTCGCATCCGACCGCCCGATCATCGTGCTGTCCGGCTACCGCACCCCCGAATGGAACGAACACGAAGGCGGCGCCCCCGACTCGCGCCACATTCACGGTGACGCCGCGGACATCTGGTGCCCCTCGCTTGGACTCACCGCAGGGCCAGAACTCTATCTCGCAGTCCTCAGTCTGCACCGAGCAGGATTCCTTCCACGCCTCGGCGGACTCGGCAGATATTCGAATCGAATCCACGTCGACACCCGACCCCATTCAGCGGGAACGCTCAGTACGTGGGACAATGTCGCCATCGGTACACGCGGATAGAAAGGACATCATGGAACTGCCAACCACGCGCGATTCGGTCTTCTGGAAACTCCTGTTCTGGGGCGGAGTCGTTCTCGCCGTCGTCGTTGAAGCCCTGAACGTCATCGGGCCAGCCGAACTCGGCTTGTCGCTGAAAGTCGTTGCATGGCTCCGCTTGTTCTACGCCATCACCATCGGCCTCGGTGGAAAGATGGGCTTGTCTGCCTTGCCCTCATCAAAGGACAAGGAAATGAAAGTCAATCTGAGCAAGTTGACCGGACCGCTCGTACTGCTGCTGGCGTTTGCGATGTATGCGTGTGACCGCCCAGTCACGATCACGACGCCGGAAGGCAAAGCCGCATACACAGCCAACGAAATCCTGAAGCGCGTGCAGAATCTCCAGAACGCCACTATCGAAGCCGCAGCCTCGGGCGCGCTCTCCACAAATTCGGCGCGCGTCATCATCACCTTCACTGTGGAAAGCGCAAAGGTGCTTGACGCAACACCAACCGGATGGGGAGGAATTATCGCAACCGCATGGAACGCTGCGAAGAAACAACTACCGGCCACGGTTCTCACGAACCCCGTGATTCAAGCCGCTGCTATCGCCGTTGACGTGGCACTCGCCGTCTACCTACCACCGAAGGGACCAGTTCAATGAACGCACTCGCCATCGCATTCCTCAAGTCGTTCGTCATCCCTGAGATTCTGGCGATTGTCCAGCGGAGACAGGCAGCGAATCTGACGATCACATCCGAAGACATTATCGCCGAACTGCACGCGCGCGTCGGCGCGGTTGTTGAAGCCGGGACCATATGGCTGGACTCGAATCCGAGTACCTGACTTCACTGACTATGCCAGCAAGGATTCGATTCAACGCAGCATGGCACTTCCGCCTCCGAACGTAACTCTCGGAGACGGCGAGAATCCGTCCGTTCCCGGCCACAAACCGAAAACGAAACCCCCACACAGAACGCACAATTTCAGCCCGAACAGGTCTACGCACAGGAACCCCGCGCCGACAAAGCCGAAGCGCGCCGTCTGTCACAAGCGGCTCCGAGTACCAACTAGGATGGACGGGTATCTTCGCGGCCACTCATTGCCTCCATATCGCTCAGAATCGACAGACAGACCGCCTTCAGCGCCGCCCCCATGCACCCATCGCAGAGCAACATCGCTGAACTCTGCTCCGGACCAATCGGACGCATTACGGCGAAACGAAACGACGCGATCCCCCGCGTCTGGCCAGCCTGAGTCGGAGATGTTAGGGCAACCTCGGTCCCGTAAATCAATTCCCGCGCCTCGGGACGCTTCGTCTCCATCCCACAATTCGCACACGACAAGCCGATCATCAGAACGCCCACTTCAGACCTCCAGAATGCTCCACCCATACTCCGCCTTCACATGCCGCTTTTTCCACAAGTACAAATCCTCACGGCGCATCATCCCCTTCACGTCCTCAACCACTTGCTTGCCCGAATCGGTGTACATGAAGTCCGCGACATAGACCCCAATCACCACCCGCTCTCCACCCGGCGAGCGCGTTGAGAGGGGAATCCGCACTTGACGCCGAAGCCCGCCAATCAAGCCGCGCGTCTGGTACTGAGAGAGCAAGACCCACCGGCCAGCCTCTTTTTTCGAATGGAAGTACTCGCCCTTCACGCCAAACGCATCAGCCTGAATCTTCTCGATGACGTTCATCTGCGCGTCAACAATCGCGGGCTTCGCGTGCATCCGATCCCCGCGAGACAACTTCGCCTTCAGCGCAACACCACCCGGCACGAAATGCTCCCACCCCGGCCACGACATCGTTGCTCCTCTACCTCACAGAGCGAGCGTGGATTGAATTCGCGCCAGCATGCTCGTCAACGTCTGAATCTGCATCACCGCTGTCCCGATACGTTCATTGACCGAACAGACCAACACGTCGGGATGCCCAACAACCGGCGCATCCCCACCGACATTGACTGTCACAGACCCCAAGGCATCCCCCAATGCGGCAACCTGTTTCTGAAGCTGCGCGATATTCTCAAGAAGATAATCGCAAAGCCACTCAGTACCGCGCCGCGCCTCACCCTTAGACACACCGCCCAGATCCCTACTCGGCAGGTTCGATGTCATCTGCTTCTCCGCGGCCGCTGCTTGCTGTCCGTACATCGCCCACTTCCATTCTGGCACGCGCCGCAGCGAATGCCTGTTCGATGTGCGCCCCACAGTACCCGGCGGTACCGACGAAACGCAACACGGGTTTGTTCCCACACACACGACAGACCGTCGGCATCGGCGGTCTGACCCACCGCTTCTGAATCACAATCGTCTCACAGCCAAAACCGAGATATTTCACAGACGCCCCGTTTCCGGCAAACCTCCGAACGTTCTTGGTCGGACGGGATGGGCGCGGAAATAGACGGGATTCGTCGGCCGACACGAACACGACGACACGAACGGATGGGGCTCGTGGGGCTTCCGCAGCGTCACCCACGAACACTCAGCGAGTTCGTGACGTTTCGAATTCAAGGTCGCCAGCGTGCCAAGATAGTACGGCTCACCCTGCCCCGGACAAAAGAACGGCTCCCATCCGGTATCACCACAGACCGAACACCACGATACCGCCTCCAGTTCGGGGCTCCCGGGCGGTAGCGCCTTCGTCTGGATCACGTCGCGCGCCTTGTCGCAATATGCGAGAAGCGTTGAGATACGCGGCATCAGACGTTCCGCTTCAAGCGCCATGATGATTGCTTTTTTCAACACGCTCAGAGGCACGAATTTCCTCTGGAGAATGCGGAAGTACATCTCCATCGCATCGGGAGCCAGTTTCTTGCCTTGCGCCGCCCCCATCTGCCGGAGCAGAACGAAACAAGCGTCACGGTCGCCGTCAGTCATCGTCGCTCTCCGTCGGATGTGGCGCGACCGCAACCAGTGTCGCCCCGCAGTAAGGGCAGAACCGCATGTTGTTCTCGACGGGACCACCTTCGATGAATGTAAACTTCTCGCCGCAGGCCGTGTCCCATCCATCGCAGAAGTCCGGGTCATTGTCGCCCGTCCACTCGCATGTTGGCCGGTGCGTGAGATCGGGGTCAGTCACGTGTCCCTTTCTGACTACTGAGGATCTGGCGCAGATCGTCAATCTGCTGCTCGCGCTCTGCCGCCCGTGCCGCCCGTGCCGCCTCCCGTGCCGCCGCCCCTGCCGCCTCTACCGCCGCCCATGCCGCCGCCCGTGCCGCCCGTGCCGCCTCCCGTGCCGCCTCCCCTGCCGCCTCTGCCGCCGCCCATGCCGCCGCCCGTGCCGCCGCCCGTGCCGCCTCCCATGCCGCCGCCCGTGCCGCCCGTGCCGCCCATGCCGCCGCCCATGCCGCCGCCCGTGCCGCCGCCCGTGCCGCCGCCCCTGTGCGGTCAGTGCCGTCGAGCCAGCTCTGCGCCCACACCTCGACCGCCGGGATGCCGCAGCGCAACGCGTGAGTTGTCACCGCCCGTGAGACGATGCGCTCCAGCCACGCATCCTGCACAGCGGCAGGCAGCGCCGCAGGCAGGCACGCCACCCACACGCGGTCTTGTGCGGCGATTGGCACGTCCAGAATCTCCGCCAGCGTCAGCGCCTCACGCCCCGCCCACAGTTCCGCCATCCGCTCACGGGTGTACTCCGGGCACGGCCGCTCGGCCACCATCTCCTCAACCGTCCACGTCTTCATGGTGTCCCTTTCTGACTACTGAGGATCTGGCGCAGATCGTCAATCTGCTGCTCGCGCTCTGCCGCCCGTGCCGCCGCCCATGCCGCCCGTGCCGCCTCTGCCGCCGCCCATGCCGCCGCCCCTGCTGCCACCCATGCCGCCCCTGCTGCCGCCTCTGCCGCCGCATCTGCCGCCCCTGCTGCCGCCCATGCCGCCGCCCGTGCCGCCTCCCATGCCGCCGCCCGTGCCGCCGCCCCTGTGCGGTCAGTGCCGTCGAGCCAGCTCTGCGCCCACACCTCGACCGCCGGGATGCCGCAGCGCAACGCGTGAGTTGTCACCG